GGATGTTGCCTTCGACCTGGGTGGTGATGGCCTGGAGGGCTTGGCGTAGCGCCTCGAGCTCGGCCTTGAGCTGGTCGGCGAGGTGCCATGGCGTCCAGTAGCCGTCCGCCATTGGCACTGCCAGTGGCTGCTGTGGGCCATTCCAGCGCAGGCCGTAGCGGGGCAAGCCTTCACCACGCGGCGGGCGCGGTGGCCATTCGGGAATCAACCCCTTGAGCTGATCGATCTCCGCGAACAGCGCCAGGACTGCGGCAGGGTTGGCGGCGGCAATGAAGCGAGCGACAGGGCAGTCGCCATCCTCCTCGAAGGTTTCGCAGACAGCCTCACAGTCGCGGTCGACGACCTGCTTGATTCCACCATGCTGATACCAGGGCCCGGCTGGCGCAGCCTCGGCCAGCCGCTTCAGTTCGGCGTAGTCGGTCATGGCGTCACTCCCAAGCAAATGAGTTTTGGATGTAGTCGCTCGGGATAACGGCCTCGCTGGGCGGCTCCGTGACCGTCACAGTCGAGTCGCCGAAGTAACCGATGGCAGCCTTGGCGCGCTCCAGTGAGAGCGTGGCGTGCCGTATCTGCCACTCTTTGCGGCACTTGTACGAGTTCAGCGCTCGCTCTTTGTCAGAGTAGGCAAAGCACCTTGAAGAGAAATACTGGTGCTTGAGCACGCGTTTCCGCGCTTTCTTTGCCCCTGTTTCGCTCAGCCATCCACGCGTTAAGCGGTCGTGGTCTTGCTCGCTCAGCAGATACCAGCACATTGGGGTTTCGGCGTATGCCACCCATGTCTGCATCGTCACGGTCAGGCCGTCAGGCCCGATGGTGTCGACGTAGCGGAAGTGGTCCGGGCCAGCCTTTGGGGTTTCCATGGGCAATACCTGTCCTTGCCGCTATAGCGGCTGACTTTGAAGGGGGAGGGGTTACTGCTTGATTTGGCGAAGCGCGGCGTCGTATTCGAGCGGGTCGCCGTTGGGGTAGCGCTCGACGATCTCCATGAGTTTCTCGTCCTGTGGCATCACCACCGCTACCGGCGCGGGCTGCTCGGCTGGGTGTGTTGCGTTCCAGTGCTCGAACGCTTCTTGCGTGGTGACTGCCTCGATCTTCTCGTCGCAGGTGTAGCAGTGCGCAACGCCGCAGGCCGCACCAACGTCGCGGTGACCTTGCTTGCACGGGTTCATGCTCCAGTCGGCATCCTGTTCCGGTTCAGCTACCTCAACCACCAGGTGTTTACCGCAGGAGTGGCAGAAGCTCATGCCATTCTCTTCCGGCCCGTCATCGTGAAATGACCAACACACGCCACAACTGCTGTTCCAGATGCCGGCCCCGTCCTCTTGGGCCCACGTACAAACTGCTACCGGCGCGGGCTGCTCGGTCGGGTGGCGGTAGAGCGTCCGCGTCTTCCAACCGGCACACCTGGCCGAAACCATTTCGTTCTCTTTGCCATCCATCCAGGTCAGGCCGTTATCGTCGCTCCACTGCAACACTGGTTCGCCCTGGCCCTTGTAGGCTGGTGCCGGCTGCTCGACTGGCCGCCAGGTCGGAGGTACGTTCCACAGCTTGACCACCACGCCGCCATGGTCATTCGCCTGGGTCTGCGCTTCGCTTTCGTGGTTGAACAGCCCGGAGTAGTCAGGGTCGTCACACTCAACAAAGTAGAACCACGGAGCTACGGGTGGTTGGAGTTCGAACGTCGTTAGTTCTTCAATCCGCCGCTCTGCTGCCATGCGCGCCTGTTGTTCTGCCTGGCGCCGCTGTTCCAGGCTGTGGTTCTGCTCGTCGCGCTCGTTCATTAGCAGTTGCAGGGCGGCCTCACGAGCTTTGATTTCTTCGAAGTGCTGCGCCAGGGTGCAAGCGAAGTCGGCAGCCAGGCGCTCGTTGATGTACTGGCGATAGTCGTGGCGCCGTAGCGAGGTCTCGAACAGCTTGGCGATGTAGGAGCGGCCTGCATCGGGTGTGTTGAATTCAAGCTTCGGCACGGCCTGTTGGTTTTCTGCGGGCATGGCTATGTCCTTGCCCGGACATGCCCGGGCGGTGGAGTGGGGGAGTTATGCAGCTTCGGCTTGGCGCTCTGCTGCGCGCCATGGATCGTTTGCCCGGGCAAGTGCAGCCATTGGCGGCGGGCTGACACTGTTGCCGCACATGTGGACCTGCTGGGTTTTGGTGAAGGGCTTTCCGTCGGCGCCGTGGCTGATGACATAGTCGGCGGGGAAGCCCTGGGCCTTGTACAGCTCGGCCGGCTTCAGCATGCGCAGGCAGATGTCGACGATGACATACGGCGTGCCTTTGACCATAACAGTGACCATCGCCAAGCGATCCTTGGTGGTGATCGTCGGCGCCGGCGCATCGCAAGCGCTGATGTTCTCGGTGCCGTAGTAGCTGATCAAGAACGCGGCCACCCGCAGCGCGCCGGCTTCATGCTCCGGCGACAGCTTCAGTGAAACCAGGGAGCTTTTCCCGCCACCACCTGCCGTGATGGTCGGCGCGGGCTCTTCCAAGCGCTGGCCGACGCTGGCACCAAAGGCCCGTTCCATGAATGCGCTGACCAGGCCGTGATGCTCACCACCGGCGCTGATGGTCCGCAGCGGTTCATCCGCCGCCCTGGCATCGCAGTTTCCGCGCAGGTGGATCAGGTTGGCCGTCACCAGCTGCTGCTGGCTGCCGGTGTTGGTCACCGTTGTCAGCGGCTCGTCCATGCCTTTGGCGTCGGTGGTGTTGAACCCTCCGTTCATCTGGGCCATGAACACAGTGGAAATGCCCAGGGCGTGGGCGGCGCCGGCAGGACGCTGGTAGTTGCCGCCGCTGGTGATGGTCGGCAGTGGCTCATCCATGGCCTTGCCGGCGTCGTTGAAGCGGAACTTCACCAGGTGCGCCGCGGCGATCGCACGATGGTTCTGCGTCATCAGCGTTCCGGCAGGCTGATCAGCTGTCGTGGGTTTGCCGCTGTACTCAGGACCGCCAGCGCCTACCATCACCGGGCTGATCAGCGTCAGCTCGCCTCGGTTGGCGCATGTCACGGTAGGCAAGGGATCCATCGGGTCGTTAACCCTGACGCTGCCCTGATGTGTGGCTGGCGCGATGACCGGGCTTGCCATGGCGAACGAACCGCCGCGGGGCCAGCTGGTGATCGTTCTCAGTGGCTCGGCCGACGATTGCGCCAGCTCACCAGACCAGTTAGCGATCGGCACAATGAACGGCGCCGGGTTGTCGATGACGAACTTCTTCATGCCCTTGGCAACGCGGCGCAGGGTGGCCGGCGCCAGGTCCTTCTTGCGGCCGAAGATGCTCTTGCCCAGGTCGCTGAAGTCGATGCAGTCAGCGGCGGTCTTCCACTTCTGCTGACCTTTTACAGGGTTCTTTGCGTGGGTTGGCTCCGGCCACACGATCGGCTGACCGTCGCACCGGGCGATCATGAACAGGCGCTCCCGACTGGTTGGGGCGCCGAAGTCGCAAGCCTTGATCACGCGCCACTCGACGGCATAGCCCATGCCTTCCAGAAGAGCCACAAAGCGGCGCCAGGTACGGCCACGTCGCTTGGGGTCTGGCACCAGGTACTGCTGCTCCACCGGCACGCGTTCGCCAGTTTCAGCAACCGTACCGTCGAGCTTAATCACGCGGCCAGATGTTTTGCAGCGCTTAGCAATGAGCGGTCCCCATTGAAGAATCTGTTTTACGTTTTCCAGGCTGAGCACCCGAGGCTTCTTTTTGCCGCCCCACTTAAGGCCGATCCACGAAAGGCTGCGAATTTCACGTTTGCGGGGCTGACCGGCGGAAGCCTGTGTGAAGTGCGTGCAGTCCGGCGACATGTGGAACCAGCCGACGGCCTTGCCGCCGCACTCGGTGTCTGGGTCACCGTCGAAAACATCCGTGGTGAAGTGCACCGCGCCCGGGTGATTCACCGTGTGCATGCTGATCGCCTGCGGGCTGTGGTTCTTCGCCACGTTCACCGTCCGGCCCAGGCCCATTTCCAGCCCGGTACCGGCGCCGCCGCCACCGCAGAAAAAGTCGACCACGATCTCGTCATCCTGAGGGTTGAAGCCGAGTCCGTATTGGGTTTTGAAATCGAAGGGGTGTTTCTTCTGTTGTGCGGACATAGGGGATCCTCGCCGGTTGGCGTGATTTCTGATTGGTAGTAATTGTTTTGCGTAGCAGCGCGGTAAGATCGGGCTGCAGTTCAAAAACGGAGGTGTGTATGAATTACGA